TCTAGGGATTTCCAAACGGCCTTATGAGTCTTTTCGCAATACGGTTGGACGGCCCAACCCATCCAATTTTGCATGGACTCAATGGCCTTAACCGGGAAACCTTGCGCCCCCTCCGGAGTCACCTCACCCTTATAAAAACCCAATTCCGCAAGGCGACAAGCCAACCGCCATGTGGCCTTATTGCGCTCCCCATTTTCGAGAGACCTAAGCAAAACGTCAAAGTACGGGACCGAGCCGTCCCATAACCCCGCCTGCCCGTCAAGAATCGGTATGTCGTAATGCTGCCCGCCTTGCTCCGCGGCGGCGGTGAAGGACACGTGTAAATGGTGCGCATGCCCGTAATCGGAGCCGCGCCATGTCCAAAAGGTTTCGGGGTAGGTGCCGGATGCCACGCGGTCCTCATAAACAATGTTCTTAAACCGATTGGAGCCGCCACGACGCATCCGGGCATACGCAATGAGTTGGTCACCTAGCCACACGTTGTCATGCTTGGACCCGCGTAAATCCTCGTCAATGTCTATGGCGTGGACCCACCCGTTTTCGTCCGGGTTGTGATCGCTCTCCCGCTCGGAATGAGCTTGGTCACCAACGGAGCCGTCTGAAGCCTTGTCCCGCGTCGCCCACCTAGCGTTGACTTGATCGCGGAGAGTCACGCCGCCCTTGACAAGCTGCCAACTACCCATTGCCATTCCCCCTAATGGCAGCCCACGCGGTGCTGCCGTCCTTAATCTGTAGGCCACCGAGGTCCGGGCGGTCCCATGCGTACCAATAGATTTGTTGCACCCCAAGGTCTTTTGCGTGTTGGTACGTTTGGTCCACCACGTCATTGCCCTTGTCCTCGGGGATTGGGTCGCCCAAAAGCCCGTATGTGGTTTCCGTAACCCAAATGCGGGAGGAGTTCGGGGCGTGCATGGCTGCCAACTTGTCCTTGACGGCCTTTAGATAGTCGCGCCACCGCGGAGCCCAATAACCCACCTCGGGGTAAATGTGACATGCGTAAGCGTCAACGGGCCAACCCTTATCCTTTAGGGCGGTTAGATACTTGGTGGCCTTGTCCATGCCGCCCGAGCTTTGGCGCGGTAGGACTGCCGCGGAAATGACCATTGCGGCGGAGTCAATGCCGTCAATCGTGTTCTTGGCGCGTTGGGTCATCGTGGCAAGTCGGTTGCAGTTCGCCGTGTCGTACGGGTACATGAAGTCCGCCAACTGCGGCTCATTCCAAATCTCGTAATAGTGGATACGGCCCCGGTAACGGGTAGCCAAGTTCCAAATGAACTTGTTCCATTCGTCAACGTCGTAAGGGAGTGAGTTGGAGCCCTCCCCCAACCACGGCGCGAAATGCGGGGCGTGGGGGTCCATTGCGAGCCATTGCGGGGTAGCGCACGAGACGTAGGTAATCTTCACGCCCTTGGCGGTGTAGTAGTCCACCATCGCGTCTAGGCGGGCCCACTCGTAGGTATCTACTGCCGTATGGATTGCGCGCCACGAGACCCCGTTATCCCATAGGCGAACGTGTGTCGGGCCGTCGGTCCACGGTTCGCCCTCCCATCCTGTGAAGTGAATACCGAGCATCGTCACCATTTACCGAGGGGGCACGTTGCGCCCTCTAGTCGTGTTTTGATTGCCATAAAGCACCCGCACTGGCGGCACGTCCACGTAGCACGGATGAGTCGGGGGCACTCTCGACACACGAGAGCGCGTTGGCGTTGGAGGGCCGTCACTATCGGCCCTCGTTGGCGAGCATTTGCTCGAACTCGGCCGGGGTTATGTCGGGGTTGTCGGGGAAATAGGGCAGGCCGTTAGCGGGTGCTACCTCGAACCCGGCCTCGGGCGTGTAGCCGTAGCCAATGAACGGCGTCGCGCCGTCTGTGACGGCCACGAGATCCCCGTCGCCGGGTGTCGGTTGCTCGTCCCACGACTCGACGTTGGTAACGATTCCGTCGATTACGCGTGCGTAGATCATTTGTTTCCCCTTATCCGATTCGGTAGGCGACGATTACGAATCCGTTTTCGCCCTTTTGGCCGTTGTGCCCGTCGCCGCACGCGCCGCCGAAACAACGCGCCCCGAGGAGTTCCGCGCCTGCGCCGCGAATGTCGGTTGAGGTCTGTAGGAAATTGCCCGAGTAGTGCCCGTATAGGCCGCCCTTGCCGCCGCGGTATGTCACGCCGTCGATTACTGTTGCGCCGCCGTCGGCCCCGGGGTTCGAGTTAGTGCTCCACCCGCCGCCCGCGCCGCCTACGCCAACCGTGATGGGGTATGCCTTGACGGTGAGGGATTTGGTAGCCTGCCCGGTTTCGCCGAACTGCCCGGGCCCCGCACACGACCCGCAACACCCGGATGATTGGCCGCCGCCTGCGCCGCCCGAGCCGAACACTCGGAATGTTTGCGTAGCCTTAGTGACGGTGAGAGTTGCGCCCGCCGAGAACGTATGGAACCGCCACTTTTGCCCCGTGCCGTTGTAATTCGTAACGTCCGAGACTGTGCCGCCCGTAGCGGCGTTCCACGCGGGCGCGGCTTGGATAACGGCGAGCGCGGCCCGCATAGCGTCGTGATCGGTAACGTGTCCCGGGTCGCCAAGGCTTGCGGAGTTCGGCAACGTGACGGTAATCCCGCCCGCCGTCGCTACGTCCTGTATTGCAGAGACAAGGGCATTGTGCGCTCCAATGTGGTCCGGCTCCCCGCCCGTGAACGGTCCCGCCAAGGTGGGCGGGGTGAGCCCAAAGCGTGCCGCCTCCGCAAGCACATGCTCACGCAACACGTTATGCGCGGCAATGTGCCCCGGGTCTCCAACGTTGGTCATCTCTTGGCCTTTCTCGAAATCGGAGCGTCCGCGGCGGACAAATGCAAAGTGAGGAGCCAATGGTCAACGGAGAGGGTCTCCGTGACCCCGAGGACCTCGGAGGAGTAGGAGGAGAGCGGGGAGCCCGGGAGGAGCTCGGGCAGGGTCACGCGGTCCCCTAGGTCAATCTCCGCCGCCATGCCGCGCTCGGCATCGTCGGCAAACCACATGTCCACCACGGCGGACGGCATTGACCAATGGGGCAGGGCGAAACGGGCAAGGGCGGTGTCCGCGTAGCGAATTGCGTCAACCTCACGGGCAACCCCCGTGGTGTAGGACTTATCCATACGCCCGTATTTCTGCACGGAGTCCGCATTGGTAGCCAAGTGGGTTTGGCGGGAGCCCTCCGCCCCGTACTCAACGGCAACCTCATTGACGATGAGCCCAAGTTCCGCGGTCATGGCCAATGGCTCTAGGAGAGTCACGCGGGGTGGGAGCGTGTGGTTGGCGTAGGTGTCCCCCGCGGTGCGGTACACAATGTCCCCCGAACGGGTGGCATAAAAGAGCGCGTCATTGTCCGCGGCAAGGGCTTGGAGCAACGCAAACGCGGTGGACTCCTGCCCGGCAACAACGGGGGCCATTTGCCCGGTTGTGGTCCCCGCCGTCACAACCGCAACGTCAATGCGCTCCGCCCGGTCAATGTCGGTTTCTTCGGGCCAACCCGTGGGAACCACAATGCGCCGGGTGAGCTCCTCCACGGGAGACATGCACGTTAGGTGGATGCGGTCCGGCTCATAGTCAATGGCAACAATTCGCCCCGTAAAGCGGGTGAAGTCCGCGCCGCTTGTGTAGGACTCCTCGAAAATGTCCGTAAAGCCGGACGGGGTATGGGCACCAATAGCCACGGGCGCACCGAGGGTGACCCGGGTGACCGAGCCCTCATAGTTGCTCTCGAAATCCTCAACAAAGCCCGAGCGCATGGAGTGGTCACCAAGTGAAAATTCCGGGTACATGGCGTCCATGTCCGGGGTGAAGTCCCAAGCGTCCTTGGTTATGAGAGTGACCGTGGCGGACGTCGGGGTTGGTTGCTCGGTGACACTCTGCCGCCCGTAAACAATCTCGGCCTCACCGCTCGGGACTAGCCCGGCAATGTCCGTCCCGTCAACTTTCACCGAAAACGTAAACGTCATGACACCCCAAGCCGCATGTTGCCCGTGCCCAAAATGCGCTTAATTTGCTTGGCGGTGCTCACCGGGTCAATGGCCCCGTTGATGACAATGTTTGTCCCCGCGCTAGTCATGGCCCCGCGCCCGGTGCTCACATAAGCGCGGGAGCTTGGGTCAATGGCCCCGAGGGAGGACGGCACGGGAGCCGAGCGGGAGAACGCCCCGCCAATGGCCCCACCAATGCCGCCAATGAAGTCCGCGCCCGCCTTCACCGCGTCAATGGCACTCTTGATCTTGTCAAAAATGGGGCGCATGAAATCCCACGCGGATTGTAAAACGTTTTTGATGGTCTCAAATGCGGTCTCGAAAGCGGACGCCAAAACCCCAATGACGGTCTTGATTGCCTCAAATGCCAACTTCCATGGCGTGAGGTAGAGACCAACCGCCGCGCCTATCCACTCAAAAATGGTTTTGAGAACGGGCCACGCGGTGTCCCGGAACCAATTAACCACGGACTCAATGGCGGTTTGGATTGCCGCCCACGCGGTGTCAACAAGCTTACGGAACCAATCCACCTTGTTATAGGCAAGGACGAAAATGGCGATAAGGGCGGTGATTGCAATAACCACAAGCCCAATGGGGTTGGCGTTGAGGGCGGCGTTGAGGAGCCATTGGGCGGCGGTCCACGCGACGGTTGCCGCCTTCATTGCGATTTGGAGACCCTCATAAATCTTGATCGCCACGTTTGCCGCGACGATTGCGCCCGCAACGGACCCGACAACCACACCGAGCTTAAAGAGGGCGTCCGCGTTGTCTTGCGCCCATTGCGCCATGCCTTGGAGGTATGGGAGAAACTTCTCAATCATGGGCAGGAGTGCCGCGCCAATGCCCTCCTTGGCCTCACCAATGGCAAGGGCCATGCGCTCCATTTTTCCGGCGGCAGTATTGGCGGCGGTGGCAGCGGAGCCGCCAACCTTCTTTGCCACTTCCGCTTGGATTGCGGCTAGGTCCCCTGATTTTAGGACGGCCTCGTCAAGACCGGGAATGAGCTTGTTGAGTGCTGCCGTGTTTCCCGTTGCCGCTTTTGCCATGGCCTTAGATGCGGCCTCAACGTCAACACCCCGCGCCGCACTAATGTCCATGGCGATTGCGGCGAGCTCTTGGGCCTTAGCAACGTCCCCGGTTGCCAAAGCTAGTGTCTGTAGAGCCGGGCGGAGCTTGTCGTCCGCCACGCCAAGTGCCCGGCCTTGGGCGGAAATCCACTCCTCCGTGGCGGCAATCTGCGCCTTGCTTGCGCCCGTGGTCTTGGTGAGCGATTGTGCTAGGAGGGCGGCACTCTTTTGGTCCTCCATTGCGGCCTTGGAGAAATCCCAAGCGGCAACCCCAAGCGCACCGAGCGCGGCGGCAGCGGGGACAAACGCGGATTGGACCCCGTTCTTAAACTTGGTCATCCCGGAATCGTCGCCAAGGGCTTTGTTTACGCGGTTGATTCCGTCAATGGCGTCCTTGGTCTCCGCGCCAATCTGAATGACAATGCCGGGCATACCCATTAGCGATACTTCCCATAATCTCGGAGGAGTTGGTTGAGGAGCTCCTCATAAGCGGTGGCGACGGACTCCCATGTCCCGTTGGCAATCACGGTGGGCAAAACCCAATGGCCCCGGGTGCTCCGCGGCACCCCGTAATGGTTGACCGGGTTGGACGGGTGGGGGCCACGGTCCGAACCAAAAGCGAGCGTTGTCCGTTGCTCTTGGGAATAAGCCTTTTGGGGGGTCTTGGAGTTGGGGCGGGTGCTTGGGTTGAGTAGTTCACGCCCACCGCGCTTGCCCGCCTTGCCGCGCTTAAACCCGGAGAGCTTGGGGTTAACGGAACCAATGCGGACCGTGACAACGCGGTCCGTGCGAGCACGGGCGGTCTTAGCCAACGCGGGTGCAATGGGGACCCCGGAGGAGTTGGCCCCCATGTGGAGAGCGGGGATAAGCCGCTCCTCCGCAATGCGCTTGGTGCCCTGACGGAGCTCACGCTTGGCAACGTTGAGGTCCTCTTTGGCGATGAGGTCCAAAGTCCGCCGAACGTCCTCAAGCCCGTCCGTGTCAACGTACATTTGAAATGTGCCTTGCCTACTTGCCACGGCCCGGGCCTCCTCTCATTTCTTGGCTCTTTCCGCTAATACCTCCATGAGCGTTGCGAGGTCCCGGGGGTCCTCCGCCCACAACACGCTTGGCGCAATCCCGGTTGCCGCCGCTAGGACACCGATACCCCACCCGGGGTGGGTTCGGGGAAAGGGTCCGCAACCACCGCGTCACCCTCGGGCGTGACGTCCTCAACGGTGCCGTCCCAAGTCTCAAAGTCGATGCGCTGGCCGCTTGTGCGGAAAGTTGCGGACCACGCCGCAACACGCATGAACAAAATTGGGGCGTCACTCATGAGCGACCCGCCGGGCCGGGCGTAGATTCCCCGCTGCAATGCCCACAACTCAAAACTCTTAATGTCCGCTTGTGAGGTTGTTACGGTTTCCTTGCGCCCGTCCCGGTAGGTGACGGTCATTTCTTGCGTAAACATGTTGTCTCCCGCTTTGTCGGTTGTGGTTACGGAGTTGTGGTGGCCTTGGTGGTGGCCTTGGTGGTGGCCGGGGCGGTGTCGGACCACGTAATTTCACCGATAACGGCAAACTCAAAGTCCGTTGTTGCCTGTACGTCAACGTCACCGCCGAGCTCTACGGCGAGCACCTGACAACGGCCCGACGCGCTAAACGCTTTGCCATTGTTCGGAGTCCACTCAAAGGGGACCTCCGTGTTGTTGTTGTCAATGCAGAAACGCACAAACCCGGTCTTGTCCTCCCAATCCTGAATTGCCGAGCCCGCAAGAGCCCAAGTAGTGGTTGCGAGCGGAGCCGGGTTGGGGAAACCAAGAGTCTTGGTGCCGTCCTCGGTCTCATGGTTGGGGGTGAGTCGGACGTTGGAAATCTGCGCGGAGTAGTCCTTGGTCCCGAGGGTGAGGACTCCCACGCCCTGCCGTGAGTCAACGATTGGCATTAGTGCTCCCTTGTGATTGTGATTTGTTTTGCGACATGGAGAGTGGGGTACGGAATGTCCCCGATTGTGAGGACACGTGGGTCCGCGCTTGCCTCCGAAATGGCGGCAAGAAATTTGTCCCCGTTGTTTAGGAGGTAGTCCCCCGCCTGCCGCCCAACTCCCATGGCGACAAGAAACACGGGGACGGTGTAGCGGGTGGCGTGAAGGGTGCGCCCCTCAATGGCGGGCGTGTCAATGAATACGCACGGCGGGTGGATTAGGTCCGGGTCACGGGTAACGTGCATGTCTAGCGCGGTTGCGAGCTCCGCCGCCCATGCGTCAAATTCGGCGGACGCGCTCAAAACGCCACCGGGCGGCGGGTGCCCAAGAGTCGGTAAATGTTGGTCATGGCCCCGCCAATGTCGCCAACGGTTGTGTCTAGTTCCTCATAGGTGGCAAAGCCCATTGGGGTTGTGCGCTCCCGGTAGAGGAGTGACGCATAAAGCACCACGGCAAGGTGGACGTCCCCCTTTGCGGGGACCTCGGGGTCTAGGTCATGGCGGGCGCGGTGGCAGAAAGCGAGCGAAGCGGCAAGACAAGAGTCCATGCGGGAGTCCGTGGGCATACCCAAATGGGTTGCGACGTCCTCAACGGTGGCCCATGCCATGACGCTTGTCCTTTCTAAGAGAGGGGGTGGGACGGCCCAAACGGGAGTAAAGACCGCCCCACCGGGGGTCCCGGGAGACCTAGCTCACCGGGAGTTTTTGGTTACTTGGAGGTGGGAGCAACCCCAACAACCTTGACAATGCCCGCGGCGTTGAGGACCTTGTGAGAAAGGAATCCATACACCGCATAGTCAATGCCGAGCTTGCTCGGAACGTTTACCGTGATCGAAAGCGGCGCACCCGGGTTTTCCTTGATTCCGATTGCCGAGCGGTCAAACATGTAACCGCCAACAATGGTGGGGTCACACACAAACGGCAGGCCAAACGCGGTGAACGAAAGACCCGAGAGGTCCGCGTTGCCCACGTTGCCGCCCGCAAGCGGGAAACCGTTACCCGTGACCACGGCGAACTTAAAGAAAAGCGACGGGTCAAGGACGATGGCGGACGGAGTGTTACCCGTGCCCGCCACAATGTCCGCGGCACCCTTTCCGAGCAGACCACCGAGAATGTCCGCGGTGAGTGCTGCCGGAACGCTCATGATCTGAGTTGCTGCCGCCATGGAGGTTGCAACCGCGGCATTGGTGGCGCGGGCGTACTCACGGGCATAAAGGGCCATGAGGTGGGAGTAATCCCAAACCGATGCACGGGCGATGAACTGCAATGAAACGTCATTGCCGCCCGCGTAGGTGACAACGGGAGCCTTGACAAGCTCGCCCGCGGGGACCGTGCTTGCAATCTCGGTCTTTTCGCCGGACTGCACAGAAACCGTGGGCGGGGTCTTGTCAAGCATCCATGCGGCGTCCATGCCCTCCGCGGCGAGCGGTGAGACACCGATTGCCGAGACAAGCGGGCGACCCGCATTAACAAAGTTGGCAATACCAACCGGGAGCGGGGTGACGTCCGCGGCGGTGCCGTCAAGGGTGACGTTGGTCCATGCGCGGGTGACAAGTCGCTTGCCGGAATCACGGAGGTAATCCTCCATGGACGGGGCGGCAACCTCACGCTCAATAACGGTAATGCTTGCCACGCGGTCACGGAGGGCCACGAGGTCCTCACGGGTGGCGAAATCTGAGGAGACCGCCGGGGTCTCCTCAACGGTCTCAACGGACATAGTTGTTTCTTCCTCTCGGATTACGCTTACCCCGGCTTGGGCATAAGCGGGTAGGTGAGTGAGCGAAAGCTCACGGAGCCGGGCCTTAGCCCGGGTGACAATGGTCTTGCCGCGGTCCCATGAATCCTCAACGGGCTCAAAACCCACGGACAAGCCCGAAACCGCCCCGGAACGCACCAATGCGCTTGCGTCCCTGCCAAGCGTTGTGTCCGCAATTTCGGCGGTAACGATAAGTCCGCCGTCCTCATTGCGGGCGTCGGTGATCTTGCCTATGGGCTCATCGTGACGCCAACACAACGGACGCCCGATTACCTCCGCCGGGTCAAATGCTCCCGCGGCGAAAACCTCCCGCACCCCGCCAAGGTCAATCTCCGAGCCATAGGGCACGGCGATTCCGTCAAGCGTTGCGGCGATTCCGTCCGCGGGGGTTTCCTCTCGGATTGAGAGGGTGAGGGCCAAGTCGGTTGTCTGCATTAAAAGTCTCCGTTGTCGGCAAGGATGGATTGGGCGCGTTCAACGTCAATGACGCCAAGCGGCAAGAGTGTGGAGATAATCCCGGTGAGCTCGGTGACACTTGCCCGGAGAAATTCCGCGGTGTCAAAGCGGACGCGGTTGTTGGTCACGGTTGGCGTGCAATCGCGCATTGACAACCGTTGCTCAATGGGGACCATGTAGTCCGTGAGCGTGAGACCAATAAGGTCCTTGCGGGCGTCAACCCGGTTGGCGTAGGTGATCGAAGAACCCGAGACACCCGCACCAACCCACATGGGGTCAAGCCCGAGGACCCGCGCAATCTGCACGGCGGAAATGTTCCGGGCCTCCACAAGTTGGAGCTCCGCCGAATTCCACCCCATGGCGTCCGCGGAAATAACGGAGTTGAGATAAGCCGTGGCACGCTCCCGGCGGGACGCCTCCCAATCGGTGAGGAGCCCGAGGACTTCCTCCCGGGAAAGGTCCGCGCCATTGTTTTTGAGGACAACGGACGGGAGCGGAGAATTGGCAATGTTGCGGGCGGCGTCCTCAATGGCAAGGGCGGTGTCAATGGCGTCACGCCCGACAACTAGCACCCCGTCCTTATAGCCCGTAAAGACAATGACGGAGCCAACGTTTGTCCCCGGCCCGGCGGGGTGGGAAACGGGGTAGTCCTTGCCCTTAATGGTCACGTGGTCACGGTTGATGAGATTCTCGGAAACGTCCCCCGCATCTAGGACACGGACCCGGGCGGGGTAGCCCGCGGCGTCCGTCGCAAGCACTAGCCAATAAGCGCGGCCACGGAGCACAAGGTCACGGGTTGTCCGCTGCATTGAGACCCACGCGGTGCGGTCCGGCTCGGGTTGTGCAAAGAACGGATTAGTGACCCGCTGCCCGTCGCGCCATTGCACCAACGGGAGTTGGGCAACCGTGCCCGTAATGAGCCTAAGACCGCGGGTAAACGCGGGAATCTGCATGGCGGAGAGCTCCGCAAACTCCGAGAAATCGGACCACGACGGAACTAACCCGGCGGTCATCATGTGCGGAGCGGGATTGGCAGCGGCGGCGCGGGTGATCTCCGCGTTAATTTCCGCCCGGGAAATTAACCCGTTTGCGCGGTCCCAAAATGTCATGGTTGTAATTCTGCGGACGCACCTAGAATTTTAAGAATCTAGCCTTATGAATTGGGGCTTGGGCGGCGGTGTCGCCGCTTTCCACGCCGCAAAAGACACCGCGATTAGGGGCGAAACGTCAACGTCCCCGGCCCCACGGGACCTCCGCCACACGGCACGATTAACCCCGGAATGGACGTCAATGGCGTCAACCGCCATGTCTAGCCGAGGGTCCGCTTGGTGGGCAATCCGCCGCTCCATAACCAATGTGCGGAAACGGTCACCCGCCGCCGCATAATCCCCGGTCCCTGCCGCGCTAACCCGGACGCCCGCCCGCGTGAGCTCCTCAATGAGAAACGCAAGAGGACCATTGGAGCCAATGATTACTTCCGCCCGGTGGCGGCGTGCAATCTCTTGGAGCCGCTCCCCCAACCATGCGGTCCCCGGTCTAGCGTCAATGACCTCAACGGAAATGCGCCCGTCCGGGAGTAGAGCCGCCGCACCAATGGACGCGTGGCGTTGGTTAAGTGAAGCGTCCGCCGCAAGGAACACGGGCAAGCCCTCGGGGATTCCTTCCGCCGTTGCGAGCATGGGCCACCCGGCCCGCCACGATTCCGCCGCCGTGGGCCAACGGTTGAGGTAACCGCGGGAGAAACCGTCAAGCCCGAATTGGTCTAGTGCCGAGCTCATGGCGTGGTCATCTATAAGCGACCCGTAACCCGGGTGGAAATCCCGCCACACTTCCGGGTCCTCGGGGTCCGCGTCATCCGGGGCGGACCACTCAAAATAGGCAATACCCGCGTCCGGGTCCTCAACGGCCTCCCGCCCGCGCTTAATCCATGAGCGGAACCACGTTGAGTTTTCCGTCCCCGCCGTGGAGACAATCCAAAGTTGGCGCATGGGGCGCGTTGCTTGGGTAGGAATAACCGCTTGGAGTAGTTGCTCACCTTGCTCCGTGGAATACGCCCAACACTCATCCAAAACAACCGTGTCCGATTGCTGCCCGTGGAGAGACTTAGGGGTTGGTGCAAAAGGGCGAATGACTCCATTGGATGCGGTGAAGTGAGCCCGCTCCGTGCCTTGCGCGTACCTCATCCCCCACCGCCCGGGCATGGACTCACCGAGCTTGTATTCCCATTTCCGCCAAGTCTCATTGGCGTCCTTGCCCGCTTGCGCGGTGTACCAATGCAGAGAGTCCCGTTGCCTAATCGCCCGGTGAGCAAGCACGGACCCAATGAGCGTTGACTTGCCGCTCTGCCGCGGCGTTGTCACAATGACCGTGGGATAACGCCAAGTCCCATCCGGGTTGACCTCCCCCGCAACGTCCGCAACCAACCGTTGCCACGGCAAGAGCTCCCAACCGAGCGCGGACGCCACCGCCGCAATCTGTCCCCCAAAAGAGGGCACCCCCTCCGTGCGCCGGGTACTAAACCGGGGGCGAGCTTGTGAGGTTGGCAATGAGAGTGTCAATAGCGTCATGAGTCGGCACCTCCTCTCCCGGGCGGTATGCCGCTAATGCTTGGCGGTAGTTCTCATTAGTCCGGGAGAACGCCAACGCGCTTGCCGTCCCCTCTTGCATGTCATGGCGAGCGGAGTCCACGGCCCGGGCAGCATCCCGAAGAACGCCCCGAGCGGCTCCCCATGTCGGACCCACCAAGTACCCTTCCGCCGCCCACGCCCTAAGCGTGGTGTCTAGGAGTGCCTCCGCTGCCCCCTTGCGCCGCTTAGGAGAGCCAAAAAGCGCGTCCGCCATAATTAGTGCCCTTTCCCTTTGTATCGCCCTAGAATAACCGCCACCCCTCGGAATCTGTCCCCTTTTCGGGGGGAGGGGGCGTGGGGAC